GATTAGAGTAGGTACTGTACAGCTTGCAACCAAGTCGTAGTATACTTCTAGTTCTTCCATGTTAGGCATCTTATCAAAGATGTCCCCACCGATAATGAACTTATCGGCCATTGCTTGTGCTTCAACCAGGTCGTTAATTAGCAACCCATAACGACGTTTAGCCCATTCAATGGGCACGTTTTTAGCTCCAAGTTTTATGTGTATATCCGCACAAAACAATATTTTCATTATAACTTTTCTCTATATTCTTTAGCAGCGTTAGACGCTTCTTCTGCGGTGTCGTACATACCTAAGTGTATAGACTTACCGTTTACTTTTATCTCTGACTGAAACCTGTCTCCTACTTTTCTAGCATTCCTAAACCCGCTCTTACTAGGCCTATCCTTGCTATTATGAATATTAAGGGACTGTGTTACTTCTCTTAGGTTACTTATTCTATTATCTGTTCTATCTCTATTAATATGGTCTACTAATTTAGGCCACTCCTCAAAGCAGTATAACCACGCAAGCCTATGAGATAAGTACACGGTACCATCAATACTAATTTGCCTGTATCCTGAGCCATTAGTGGCCCCAGCTATGCTACCAATAGCGGCCAACCTTTTTCTAGATACTTTCCACGTAAAAATTCCGGTATCCATATCATAATCTAGTAGTTCTTTTAGTCTATTTACTGTAACATGATTCATGCTGTATATTAAATTGCGTAAAAAGCCCCTAAGACCTTTCAACCTTAGGGGCTATTAGATTAACCGAGTTCGTTCACCGATTCGCTGTCAACACCAGCATCCTTAGCTTCTTCATCTTCCACACCCTTAGCCAATTTGTCTAAGAGAGCTTTAATGTCGTCAGGAGTAGGGCGTGGGAACTTAGCGTCGATGGTAGGAGCAGCAGCAACTGCAGCGCGCTCTTCATCTGTAAGAGAACGAGTCTTCAACTTTAGCTGAGACAGGGTGTACTCCACATTGTACGCTAGTGGGCCGGTCTTTACTTTCTTGAAGATAATATCGAATCCGGTGTCTGGGTCTGTTGGGTCAAGTCCCAAGTCTTCAGCGGCAGAGCAAACGGCTGCGAACAGCTTTTTCTTAAGGTTGAATACCTTAACTTTTCCATCAGCGGGGTCGATACAGTTAACGCTGTAAGACCACTGGCATTTGAGTTCAGGGTGATATGTTGGTACATGATCAACTTCCTTGTTTGTGAACTTTTCTTGGTCACGGTCAAACCCCAAGCACTCAGCTGGGATTTGCTTGTCATTTGTACCTTTAATCCAGTACATATAACGTGGGAGAATTCCACCTACCATACGTAGGACGTTTTCACCATCTTTGATCTTGTAAGAATCTTGTGTATTCTTGATTGCGGAGCCATTGGTTTTTGAGAAGCTAAGAGCCATAATTTTCTTTCTGTTCGTACTTAAATTGTACGTCTGTTTTAGTTATTTTTAGCAATGGATTATGAGATATATTATCTATTGCTAGGTCGGGGTAATATGAACGTTGCAAGCCGGAGAAACCATACTGCTTCCACAGTAAATAGTCTCGAAGCCCTGCAAGTTTTATGTATTGCACTCGGTATAGTGGGTCAGTGGTTTTATCTAAGAAGAAATCCCTAGGATTTATAAGATAAGACCCACCCGCCAACGATACCTTAGATTGGTGTTTAAGTTGGTATTTAGTTAAAGGTTGCTTGCTCCAATGGAAATAAAGCATTTCAAGAAATTTCTTACTATCATTACATGATTGCTCCTCTAACGTCTTTAGGTTAAAAAATAACACATTTTGCCTTTGTGAAGTAATAATTATACCACGTTTGATATAGCAGCGCAAGCCTAATTTTCTATTGGATACCTACCATATCCCAGCCTTTACGAGTATAGAAAGCAATGCGCTCTTTATTCTGTTTCTTATCTGCAAACCCTGCGAACTGCATATCTATAACTAAAGGTTGAACTTTACCAGGCCACATACGTTGAATACGACCAATAATTTGTTCTAGTAGTCCATCAGCACCAGCCGGTGCAGATATTGGCCCCGCCAAAATCACGCACGATAGTGGATTTACTGACCATCCTTCACTGATGATTTGCCTGCTTCCAGCCACGCAATCTTTTTCTCCTTCTTCAACTTGACGTTTAATGTCTTTTCGCACTTCTGTATCGGTTTCCCCAGTAATACACACACACTTTTCGCCAATTAGTTCTCCCATTTTGTTTAAGAATTCGACCCTATCAGCCACAATTAGAACTTTGTGACCTTGAGCCATTTGAGTTTGCGCTACTTTAGCTATAAAGCCTTGGTAACTTTCATCATATAACAACGTATTAATCTTATTAGCCCAAGCCTCTCCAGGTGCTAATGTGATTCCGGTCTGCACTATTTTAACACTAGGAGTCATTGTATTAGACTGCGCTGGCTGAAACAGCTTAGAACCGAAGAAGTCTTTAAATACTACCTGCCTACCATCTTTCCTAGTCATAGTACCCGATAAGCCTATCTTATGCTTAGCGTACATTCCATCCATAAAAATGGTGAAAGTAGTTGCAGAGCAGTGATGTGCTTCATCTAGGATAACTGTACCAAATTCCTTAGCAATATCCGGCAAGCGTTTGCTTAGGGTCTGTATATTGCCCACTACAATAGCGTGGTCAATATCAAACTCACCACTACCTATAACTCCAATCTTCATACCAAAAAGATTGGTAGCCTCTTCAATCCACTGGTCTCTAAGAACTGTGGTATGGCATACGATTAGAGTTTTCTGTTCCAACTTTCTAGCAATGTGTAGGGCTGTGTAAGTCTTACCCCAACCCACCATCGCGTTAATGAAACACATTCCATCTACTTGATTATATACCTCTAACTGTTCGCTACGTAGCTCCGACTTAGGGTAAGGGAAAGGCATCTCATTAACTGAGCGCCTATCAATAATCTCATAGTCTGTAGGTATTAAATCCAATCGGCCACTCGGGATAGCGATTACTTTAGGTCCTATAATCTTATAGGTCTTAACAATGTCGTACATTGAAAAATGGGTGAGCCCAGGTCTAGGAGGCTTCTTAATCTTGTAGGTTAGCGCTTTCACTAACTCTTTAGTTAGCTCTGGTGTGGTATCCAGGTATATTTTATTACTAAGTATTGCTTTAGGCATAACCACCGCGCTCTACCCTACTACTTAGCTTTTCTCCGCATCTAACACATTTAGTGATATACGTAGTTTCTGACTTATAGTCATAACCACCTTCCGTATAGAAGGATTCTACAGTCTTCTCTGGGTGTGGACAAGCTTTTTTGTACTCAGCTCTATACTCAGTAATTTCCTTCTGTAGTATAAGGATTTGATTCCTTATAAAAGCTACCTGTTTTTCATGCTCTGCTATTTTCTCAGCATTAATACCTATAGCTTGTATTAGTAATTTATCTACAATTGTATCTGTCACACTTTTCTCCATGTATCTGTATGTTTTTCGGAGTAAAATCCGTATAATATCTTGCTCATTCCTAAGTGCAGAACCCCTACATGCAGCTGGTCTCTAGGTATGATTGGCGCAAAAAGCGCCTTCATACGCTGAGGAACTCCATGTGCTTCTACTATTACGCCCCCTGTAGGGATACGTAGTACCTTTGTCACTTTATGGAACGATAGCTTAGCCCTAGTGTCTTTTTTGTAGTTGAATACTTTACCGCTGTTGTCTATAAACCACGTCTTGGTATCTGCTATCTTTATTAAATCACCTAAAAAGTAGATAGCACGATTTAGTTTTAGTAAATCGTACCCTTCATTCTTAAGTATCAGCCTACGCATACCTAGAGACTCATGCTCAATAGCTAGATCATCAACTAAGCGGATTTGATTATTGGAGACAATTTCCCCGTCCTCATTATCCACGTAGTTTTCGAACAGATAGTATTTTAGAGTACCATGCTTAAGGGGCTCACTATCCCTTAGCTTGAATACGGGATAACTGATCTCCGATAAATTCATACTGATCCTCAAAGTCTCCAAAGCTGTAGTCTTGTCCTACGTCTTGGTCTACACCAATAGGAGCGCCAGGGATAGAACAGCCACGGTCTTTCTGAGTATTACGCTTAACAATTTCGCAGTATGCTTCAACGTGATCGTCTCTAACGATAGCTACAATAGAGTCGTGCACTAATGCAAAGATTTTAGCATCTAATCCCTTAGCTTTCAACTCGTTAGCAGTATCAATAGCACCTAATAGGTTTACATCGCTACAAATTGACTGAACTTCACTATTGATTCCACTTCTAACTTCATG